CTAAAGCACTTGGTTGGTCACCTGCGTATATTTCAACTTACCTTAAAGGTGAATTCAAAGGTGATATAGCTAAGTTTGAAGCTTCATTGACCGAGGCTTTTGCAAACAAGAACGCAGCGGAAAACCTCAGGAGTGCAGTTGTAAGCGGTACATACAAGCCTACAGGCATAAGTGAGGGAGTATATGAAACAATCCGCTTGTGTCACCTCAAGGGCGGTCTGGCTATTGAGTGCGGAGATGCAGGAATCGGAAAGACTATGGCTTGTAAGAAGTATGCAGAGGATTTTCCTACTTCGGCGATATATGTTACCGTTAATCCTTGTCTGGTTACTCTTAACGCATTTTTAAAGCTGATGTGCCGTACTCAGAAGATTACGGCAAGTGGTCGCAAGGATGAAATGTGGATGAGGCTGTCAGACAGCTTTGCAGGAGAACGCAAGGTGATTATCATTGATGAAGCTCAGCACCTTCCTATAAAGACTATTGAGGCAATCAGAGCTTTCTTCGATAGCAACCCCACACTCGGTATTTGCCTTGTCGGCAACATTGAAACTGTAACCAATACAGGCAGAAGTAAGGAGGCTTTCGCTCAGATAAGAAACAGAACAAAACTTACTGAAATCAGACACACAACATCAATTACTGCAAATGATATAGCGTTGCTTTTCCCACCTGTTGCAGATGACGAAAAAGCAAAAGGTTTACTGCTCGGAATATCTCGCTCAGAGCAGGGTATTCGAGGAGCAAGTAATGTATTTTCAAATGCAGTTGACAACGGCAATATTACATATGACGGTTTACTTGCAATGGCTAAAGCCATGAAAATTAATGTTTACGGAGGAATTTAAAATGAGCTTAAAGAGAATTATGTTGTATGTTTTAACAGGATTTTGTATGGGAGCAATTACCCTTGCAATGCTCGAAAAGATGGGATTTCGCATAGCCTCATATGGCGTTGAAATGCTGTTTATCCCTTGTGTAGTGCTTTGCATCTGCTTTGGCTGGGCGTTAAAAACAGATGTATTAAGACTATTTAGGAGGAATAAGAATGTTAATTCACGCAGAAAATGAAAAGCAAAAGGAAGTTACCGCAATACATATTTGTAAGGGCAGTATTTGCGGTAACTGTCTGAATTACAGCAAAAGTATCCTTAACAGTCAAAAAGGTTATTGCATATCTTCAAACTCTGCTGTTGAAAGGTGCGATTATTGCAGTTTGTTTAAGGAGGTTAACAGAAAATAAATGTTAGAAGAAATACAAAGAAACTTTATGATCAATTTGAGATTTTTAAGGAAAAAGCAAGAGTACACACAGCAAGAAATTGCAGACAGATTAGGTATAAATAGAACAACATATACTAAGTGGGAAACAGGTGTATGTGAACCGGGGCTAAAAAACATTGAGAGATTATGTAATTTACTTGATGTAGATTATAACACTCTCTTTCAAAGGAGAATATTGAAATGACTAATGAAGATTGGAAAACGGTCGATAAAGCCTTAAAATCAGTTTTATTACCGGGAGTTAAGCTGCTTATTGACGGATACGAAGTAACACTTACATTATGCCAAAAATCACAGTTTAAAAACGCTATTGCAATATGGATTAACGGATGTTTTAAAGGCAAATGGCTTGCAGAAGATTGTGAGGAACGCAGGCGTTTCCTCTGCTGTAAGAAGAGAACACTTGTTAAAGAAGCAGATTATAAGGCTTATGGCATACGCAGTAAGAAAGCTAAAAAAGAATTAGCAGACAGATATGCCTACGAGGAGTGGTTCTCATATTGGACTAATTTCAACAAGATGAAAAAGCACTTTATCGACAACAATAAAAGCATTGAAATTTTGGAGGTTTTATAATGGATATTACTTTTGATGAAAAGTATTGGAATCAGGGATAATTTCCCTGTTCCTTAATGCAGCTCCCTTAGGAACGGTCACAAGCCCGTAAGAATGCAGAGTGAGGACACAACACACAATTCAAATTTTTTAAAATCAAGGAGGTAAACACATGACAACATCAAAAAGAATATGTAAAAACGGCTCAATTACTCTGCCAAAGCAGATAAGAGCCGAAGCAGGAATGTTCCCCGGCAACGCTGTTAATATTAGCACCTCGGCTGACGGAACGGTAACAATTAAGCCGTCAGCTCCCTGTTGTCGCTTTTGTGGAACAGTTGAAAATGTAATCGTTGCTGACAATGTTGTTATTTGCCGCAAATGTGCTGAAAAAATTATTGAAAAGGTTGGTGCTACAAATGACTGATTTAAGAAAACAGATTGATGAGCTTGCGGCAATTAAGGTTGATATGGGAAAGCTCAAGGAGCGTAAGGATAAGCTTGAGGCCGAAATTATAAAGCAGTGCACATCTGACCTTGAGAATACGAAGTATAAGAGTATTCGATATGAGGGTGATGTGTTTGACCTGACAGCCGTTACAGCTGAATCACTCAAGATTACATACAATACATTTTTACCGCTGATTTTCGGTAAGGCATATAAAGATGCAGTCACAGAGAAGACAGAGTATTCGCTCTCAGCTCCGGCTAAGCGAATGCTTATCGGATTGTGGAAAGGTAATTATGTTAAATGTACAGTGAATGAAGTAATTGAGCAAATGAAAGGTGTTTCTGACGAAGAACGCAAACAGCTTGCAAAAAAATGTAAGGGTATTAATTACGATAAAGATGTAAGCAATATTATGAAGTTTACTTCCTTGTCAGAAGATGATGCGAAAGAATATGCTTATCTCATTTCAGAAGCTAAGGTGTGGCAGGATTTTAAAAATATGCTAATTCTCAACGGAACAAATGAAAATGAGATTGATGACATACTTATGAAAATTCAGAGTGCCTTTGTGGTCGAGGACAGCACAAAAATCTCTTTGAGTTGAGGTGATTGACTTGTTAAAACCACAGCAAACACAACGAATATACGCTATGGGTGCAAGGCTTGGACTTGTTGAAAGCGGTAATAAAAATGACTTGCTGCACGAACTTGTGTATAGCATATCACAAAAAAGCAGCGTGCGAGAACTTGACGAACCGGAATATAAAAAAGTTGTTGCAGAACTTGCGAACAAGCTTAGAATCGCTAATCTTACAGAACCTAAAACGGTACATCCTTTCAAAGCCAAAAAGCGTGAAGATAAAGGCATTGGCAAAATGTCAGACGGTCAGACACGCAAGGTATGGCAGCTTATGTATAGTCTTGAAAAACTTGATAAAAAGCCGTCAAGTGCAAAACTCGGTGACCGCTTATGTGGTATAATTAAAAAAGAATTGCATATTGATGCTTTACCGAAAGACCCCTTTGCGTGGCTTACATATCAGCAGGGAGTTAAACTGATTGAAATACTAAAAAAATACATTGCAAATGCTCAAAGGAGGAAGGACGGTGGAAATACATCTTGATGATCTCATAGGCACTCAGCGTGATATAGCCGAGGTAATAGGTATTGAAAGTTATGTAAAACTTTGCAAGATTTTCGGTGGTGATACAGTGTATATACAAAAATACAGTGAACTGCAGAAAATAGAAAGAAATGCGGAAATCAAAGCTAAATACAACGGCTATAACAGTCGTTTGCTTGCAAAAGAATATGATCTGTCTGAACGATATGTAAGAACAATATGTTCACAAAACAGCCTTGATGGTCAGTTAAGTATTTTTGATGATATTTAGTGGCTTGAGAAAAATATAGGATATTCGTCCTCTACAGACATATAGAATTATAAGGTATTATTGAGTTAGAAACTTGATAATACCTTATTTTTATTTTTATGGAGTTGAAAATATGAATTTTACGGCAGACACTTGGTGGTTGTTCGGTCTTATTGTCACAGGAGCAATAGCAATTATCGGCTTTTTTCTTAAGCGTACTATTAATGAGGCTGACAGGCACGATAAAGAAATCAAAGAAATTCAGCTGTCTTATGTGACCAAGGATGAGCTGAAAGATGTCAAAACAGATGTAAACAAAGCTATCGGTAAATTGCAGACAGATGTTGAACAGATTAAAGATACTTGCTTAACTAAAAAAGATTATTACAACTCAATCAATGAGGTTAAAGATGAAATCAAAACACAAAACAAGCTGATTATGGAGCTTATCAGAGGAGGAAGAAATAATGATTGAAGATGCAGAAACATATATGCAGAAAATCAAGGCAAGAAGGTTTGTTGAGAACAATGGACAGGTTCTCAGAACAATTAACATTCTCCGTGTTGGCTATGAAAAGCTGACGGATGTAAAATATGCACTGTCCGACATTTCAGAACACGATTTCCTTGATTCAATAAATTACCTGTTTCTTTCCGAGTATATTATGCTCAGAAAAATCAAGAGTAAAGAACCTGCCGACATTGCAGATGTTCAATATGAAGAGCTTGAAGCAAAGTTATCTCAGAAAGGTATTAAGCTACTTGAGGGCAAGATTAACGATAACTCCGTAGAGGTGTGACTATGAGCAGAAACAACCGCAGGGCTTGCGGAAAGATTGACAAGTTGCCTGCCAACCTTAAAGACACAGTGGATCAGATGCTTGTCAGCGGTCAAACTTACAGAGAAATCGTATCATATCTCTCTGAAAACGGCGAACAGCTCTCTCAGGCGGCGGTAAGCCGTTACGCATCACGCTTTCTTGCCAACGCTCAACAGCTCAGAATAGCACAGGAAAATTTCAGAATGATACTCACAGAAACGGAGCGTTATCCCGAACTTGATCCGGCAGAGGCTATTTTAAGAATGGCATCACAAAAAGTGTTTGATGCAATTGCAAAGCTTGATGAAGGGCAGTTTGACGATGTGTCAGCTGATGACTTGTTAAGACAGGCTACGGCACTTGCAAGGGCGGTTGCGTACAAGAGGAAAACCGACATTGATGTCAAGTCAGACAAGCAGATTGCACTTGAAGAAAATCAGAGTCTGCTCTACGAAACAATTAAGAAAAGTAACCCACGCTTGTATAACGAGCTTATGGATGAAATTAATAAGCTCAAAAAACAAGCAAAGGAGGCTTGAAATGGATAAATACGAATGGTATGTACTTCATGTAAGAACCGACTGTGAGCTTGATATTGCCAATGTTTTGGGAAAACGTGGCTTTTCAACTGCTGTTCCTGTTGAAAATCGTATTATCCGCAAGGGCGGAAAATGGATTAAGAAAACATATATTGTCTTTACAGGCTATGTTTTCGTTTTTATGCGATACAGCTGGGCAAAATACTACGCTATGAATAACATAAGCGGTATAATTAAAATTCTCGGTGGAGGTCAGAACCCCATTCCGTTAAGCAACTCTGAATCGGAGTTTATCCTCAAACTTTCAGAACTGCTTTCCGAGCCATCAGTGCTGAAATTCAATGATGATAACAGCTACGAGATAGTCAGCGGATTTTTGACAGAGTACAAAGATAAAATCGTTAAAATCGAACGAAGATACAAGAAAGCGACAGTCAAGGTTACTGTTGCAGGAGAAGAAAAAGAAATAAAGGTGTCTTTTGTTGAAGACACAGAACAAATACCGGAGCAGACAGCGGATTGATTCGTCTTCGCTTGATGAATGGTTATATGCTTTGTACCGATAACACTTAAAGTTAGCGGATGGCGAAGCTCGCTCAAACGGTATTTAAATTTATTTTAAGCACCCTTTAACGGGTGTTTTTATTTTGGAGGTGAGTGCGAATGGATAAGCTGTCAAAACTTGAGCAACTGCTCAAGGATACAAACACAAAGCAAGATTTTAATATAGTTGAAGATTTAAAGTCACTTGCTCTTTCCTATGGAGTTGTTAAGTCAAGAGAGTTCAGAAAGAAATTAAATGCTCTTATTACGAAATACGAAAATGACGAACTGACAACAATTCGTGAGGCACTCGTTAAGAAGTGCCAAAGCGGAGATGTTCAGGCTATTAGGCTCTATGCAGACTATTTCAAGTCTGAAACAGTTGCAACCGTTGATGACGGATTGATTGAAGCGCTTGCAGGCGCAGCCAAGGAGGCTTTTGCTGATGAAATTTAAACCATTTTCAAAGAAACAGCTTAAAGTTCTCTCCTGGTGGAAGGTTGACGGAATTAAGGATAAATACGATGCAATAATTGCAGACGGTTCTGTCCGTTCCGGCAAGACTGTAAGCATGAGTATATCTTTTATCTTTTGGGCAATGGCAACATTTGCCGACTGTAACTTTGCCATATGCGGTAAAACCGTAGGCTCTTGCAGACGAAATGTTATTAAGCCACTTATTAATATGCTTAACAACCGTTATGACATCAAAGACAAGCGGTCGGAAAACTTGCTGATTATCAGCAAAAACGGCAAATCAAATACATTTTACATTTTCGGCGGTAAAGACGAAAGCTCGCAGGACTTGATTCAGGGTGTTACGCTGGCAGGTGTACTCTTTGATGAGGTTGCTCTGATGCCACGCTCATTCGTTGAGCAGGCTCTCGCCCGTTGCTCGGTTGAGGGCGCAAGGTTCTGGTTCAACTGCAACCCCGATAATCCTAATCATTGGTTTTATCAAGAATGGGTTTTAAAGGCTGAAAATAAGCACGCTTTACGACTTAAATTTTTAATGGATGATAATTTGAGCTTATCTGAAAAGGTCAAACAACGATATTACAGCTTATATCAAGGTACTTTCTTCCGTCGTTTTATCTTGGGCGAATGGGTAATTGCAGAGGGACTTGTTTATCAGGACTTCAA